CCTTGCGAGCCATTCTTGCGCCCAGTCTTGCACGAGTCATTTTCATCTTAATACGCTTTTTAAGATCTGGTGCTGCAAAGCATTGTGCTGGATTACTTACTACCCGACTTTTACGTCTGCCGCTGACACAACGAAACTTGCGAACAACTTTGTTGCCGCGTTTTGCCCATGTCATACCTTCTGTAAGCTCACTCAAAATCATACTGTATTTATGTTTACTTTAGCATCATAAACAAAAGTGTGCAACATGCCGCAGCAAGTGCGCCAATTATAGCAACTCCCCAATTAATTAATTGCTGGTTACGTTCCGCCTTTTGTTTAATAATCATATCTCGCATTTCTGTAAGCATTTTTTCAAACTTATCCATGCGTTCACCCAAGTGCTTCAATTCTCTATGCAACCCGTTATACCTCTCAGAACACATGTCAACATGTGCTTCTAAAGACTCTTTTTCTAATTCCGCCATAACTAATCACCTACCTTGGGGTGATGTCTAGATTATCTATTTGTTTAGTATGTGCCTAATTTTATATTAAATGTGCCTGTATTTCTAGCATCATTGTATTTATAAACTTGTGGGTGCAGGGAAAAACTGTATGTTAATTAGTTCACTATCTGAAGTGTGGAACACACTGGGATTTAATTTTATAGTTTCTGTGAGATTTGGTATTACTGGAACTAGATCAAACAAATCAAATAGTGTATCGCATGCCAGCACATCTGCTCGTTCACTGCCTATTGCAAATATCCAGAAGCGTGTGTCTGGTCTTAGCATCTCAACTACAAACTGGTGTTGCTTGCCCATACGTTTAAATAGCTCACTGCCAACAAAGTTATCATCTGCATTGTAAAAATGTTCTTCTGGAAGTTGTAGTACAACAGGCTGCGTTAGTAAGCCAAATATTTGTAGTATAGTCTCCCAGTTGCGCTGTTGATTGCGAGCTAGGCTTTCACCTCTGGTTACACCTGTGCATGTAACGTCTACAAAACTTACACCATAAACTGCACTTGGAACTTCAAATAACACGCCCATGCTTGCCTCCATTTAATGGATCTTGTTCTCTGAGATATACTCCAAGTTTAATAAGTTCGTTTACATCGTCAAATAGTATTGCATCTGCACTGGTATAACCCATAAACTTTAAACAACGCAATCTGTTACTGCCTGTTTTCAATGCCCAGATCATTCCATCTTCGCAAACTACAGGAGGATTAATGTGTGGCCATGCTTTGTTTGCCCCAAACCAACTCCGATATCCACCGTTCCACCATTCAGGAGTTACTTTATAATAAAGTATAGGATACCACATGCCCTCGTCCATTATCTTGGGCAAGTCACGCCAATACCAACGATTGTCTAGATGATGATTCATTGGACTTATTTTATCTAAATTTATACTATGGATATCAGGATGATCCTGCCAAAGGCTACTACAGTGTTTCATTATAACTGTATTTAACTCATAAAAAAAGACCCAGTAAAAACTGAGTCTTTTTGTTAGTTTATACTACCCGCTTATAGTGGGATTTGATCAAATTCTGCTAGTAGTGAACTTGTGATACCTGTTGAACCTGTACCAAAGTTTGATGCTGCTGTAAATGCACCTGATCCCTGAATCGCAACTTGCACGGCATCAGTTGTGCCACTTGTAAAAACACCTGATGCTGTAAGTACACTTACGCCTGCAATACCGTGTGCATCGTTTGTACCTGCAACATCGCCTGCTGCAAGGTAAAGTAGAGCTGCGTCTAGTTCTGCTTGTGTAATGTTTGTTTTTGCAAGGTTGATAATGCGGGTACGTGGACCTAGTCCGTTACCTGCTGTTGCCTTTGCATTGTTGGTTAGTTCTGCCATTTTCTTATCTCCGAATTAATTTTGTGTATCTCTACACTGTATGTAAGTATTTATGCAACTTATACGAATTCTAAGCCACTGCTAGTAACTGTTGAGCCACTAACGTCTACACTGTTACTGCCAACTGCGGCACCTAGTGCGCGGATTGCTGTTTGTAGTGTTGATGTTGTCCATGCATCTGCGCCTTTGACTGCTACACTGATCTGACCAGTTGTATCGCCTTCAACTTGATACATTTCAACATTTGCTTTTGTTCCGATTAGTGTTAGAATTGCTGCAACTGATTCGCCTACGTCTAATTCGTTACGAATGTCAGCAACGTCACCTGAGACGTCTTGTACAATAATTTTAAAATAATCCATATTCATGTCATTTAGAATGACTAGCTCATCAGCACTAATTGCGCCCGCTGGTGAACCATGTGCTTTTCCGTTACCGTGTACACGAGTAATGTCTGCCATTTTCTTTTCTCCTATTAGTGCAAGCGTAACGCTTGCTTAGTAGTATTTATGTTAATCTATTGCTTTACTAACAAGAACGCCTGCAGCAAAACCGCCTGCTGCTTTAGCCCAAAGTGGCAAACCTTTTTTCTGTGCTGGAATAAGTTTCTTATTCTTTATAGTTCCCATGTATTGACGGCTTATATCACTGCGGAATTTCCCATCTTGACGCTGGCTGTTTACCATTCTTGCACTTAGTCCAGTGCGTGCGCCTGCACTGGTACGTCCATAGTCTGCACTAGCACGTCTTGCTTGCTTTAGGAAACTACTGCTTATCCCCAAATTTTTTTGTTGACGCATCATAAATGTTCTATCCATTGCTGTGTTATCCCTGCCTGCAGCAATATCACGCAGGTAGCGTTTAAACCCTAGTTCATCAAAACTAACTGTACCGCCACTGGTAACGCCTTTGTATTTGTTTGGGTTTGCAATAATACTAGCAAGGTTGTGCAAGTCAGTTGCACCTGGTTTGACACTACTAAAGTTCATAAACTTTAGTGTATCTTTTGCATACTTTTTTGCAAATGCTGGATTTTCAAAACGCATCTGTTGCAGCATAATTAGTTGTTCAAAGAAACTTTCAGCAACATCAGTTGCATCTCTACCAATTGTATCTCCGGCAGTTCGGATATATCTTGCTTCAGTAATTTCTTCTCTGATAAATTCAAATGCCATTATTTTTTTACCTTTAATCGTTCTAGGTCTAAATTCTTTGCAACAAAGTCACTCTTAGGAGGATCTTTTTTATCACCTGTATATACATAACTGTTGGCACCTGCTGTATTAGCAGCACTGCGATTCTTCTCCCAGTCATCAAATCCTTTGTTTAATTTATCAAATGCATCAATGGCTGCGCTTCCGCCAGCAGCACCTGCTAGTGCGCCTGCAGGAGTTAACGATCCTTTTGATTGCTTTTTAACAAAATCTTTGCCTTTTTTAAGTCCTGCGCCAACGGCTGCACCAGCAGCACTAGCCTTGCCTTTAGGAGTCTTAGGATCTTGTTTAATTGATGCACCTTTTTGTTTTGTGCTTTTTAAATCTGGTTTTGGTTTTGTTGTTTTAGCGTCGGGTTTACTTTTTATTTTGTCTAAAACTTTTTTAGAAACGTCTTTTACTGGCTTAGCCACTGCTCCAACAACAGCAGGAACTTTGGATACTACTTTGCCTGCAAGACCGCCTGCTACAGTGGCGGCGCCTTGAATACCAGCTCTGGTTAATGCTTCTTTGCCAGTTATCTTGCCTGATTTATAATCGTCGTAGATACTTTTCATTTCGTATGCAGTAAGCCCTGCGGTAGCAAGATAAAGACCTACAGCAAGTGGTGCAATTTCATCTAACTTCTGCTTATCTTCACTAATAAATTCTTTTGCTCTCATCCCTTGCTCCAGGCCTTTACTGCGTCAAAGTTTTGCTTTGAAAACTCCATACGGTCAACCAATTTTACAGCACCACCCTCGCTACCAATAGCAACAAATCCTTCTGGATTTGTAACACTATATCCTGTATCCGTGCGTACCATGCTCTTAATACTGTCAACCTTGTTCAGTTTATTTATAAGCATATTCTTAAGTGCAATAATGTCTTTGTATACTGCTAGGGAACCTGCTATGCCATCCATATTATCATTTACAAATTTGTTTTGTGCGTTAATTTTATCCATGCGACTCTTTACTGCAGGTGCATTTGGATCCTGATTTTTAAGTTTATCTATTGCTTTTTGTATGTAGTCATTGTACCACTGTGTAAAGTCTGTAGCAAAACTCTGTCCATCATCAATTTGTGTATCGCCTCTGCGTATTCTTGCATTCACATACTGCATCATAAATGCTTTGTAGTCACCACTAACTGCCGCAAAGTCTGCAGTTTTAAGTGCGCCTGCTGCAGCATTTAGTCCTTGTAGTATTTGTTTGTTCTCTTGTTGTGTAAGACTTGCTTGACCACTTAGGTCTTTGTAGGTTGCATCATCAAACCATACTGCACTGGTCTTGTTTAGTTCATTTACATTGGCACCAAAACTTGCTTGCATGTTTTCCATGCTGTCGCCTGTGTAAGTTGTGTGGAATATAATACCCATTTGACTTGATGCAATACGCTTGCCTAATTCACTGTTTTTAGGAACAGCATAAGCAATCGTGTTAGGCTGGAATATCCAACTTGACTCGCCATCAATGTCAGCAGTTTCTAAGTCGCTTTTTGTATACATCATGTCGCCTTGTAGTACACCCTGTATACCTAAACTTGGAAGCAGTTTTAGTGCTAGTGTGAGCTTGTCACGCAAGCCGCCGCTGTACCCGTACTTGTCAAGATCTGCAGTGCTTTTAACAAGTTTGCCTGTTTTACTAAACACGCCTTTAGTACCAACGAAAAACTTGCCGTCTGCTGGATCTGTGCCAACAAAGATAGCAGGTGCACCATCCCACTTTACAGTTACGCTACTGTTTACTGTGCCGCCTTCTTCTAGCATATCACGCACACTGTTAATATACTGTAACGCACTGTTGGCACCACTAGCAACTTGAAGAAATACTAGATCCTCAATGTGTTCTAAGTGTAAATTTTTGCCTTCAGCAGCCTCTGCTACTATTTCTCTGAAGCGCATTTGCTTTCGTTGACTTTCCGAATACCTCTCACAAACTTACGACTGTCCTGATGTCTGATACTGTTTAACAGTCTACGTTCTAAATCACCTGCAACATCTTCATCATAGTGCTTGTGCATTTCATTAATAAGATTGATTGCGCTCTCTATTACGTTAGTTGCTCGACTTTCCATTACATGCTGTCTATCTTTGTCAACAATCATGCTGTTTAGTTCGTGTAGTATACTACGAGTTTGTTTACGCATGGCTTTCATCCTTATCGTTTTTAGTATTTATCGGTTAAATACACTATTACATATTGTAACATGGAGAGAGAATATGTCAACTATCGAGAACCCTGGGTTGCACTTTGCAACTCTGGCTAAAATAGCCTATATGACCGAAAAAGATAGTAAGCCAATTGCACATACAATGGGTTATACAAAAACAAAACTTATAGATCATAAAGGTGCAGAGTGTTTGTTCCTAGAAAACAGTGAACGCATTGTTCTTGCATTTAGAGGCACAGAGCCAAAAGAGTTTAGTGACATTAAAGCAGATCTAAAAGCATGGAAACATCCCAGTGAAACTGAGGGCATGGTACATGCAGGATTTTATGATTACCTAGAGCGCATATGGGATACTGTTGAGAATCATATTAACTATGGCAAACGTGAAGAAAAAAAACTGTACATATGTGGACATAGTTTAGGCGGTGCAATGGCTGCGCTTGCTAGTAGCAGACTTAATGATAGAGTTGTTGCTTGTTATACCTACGGGCAACCCCGTGTAGGAGGCAGTGACTGGTGTGCAAAGCAAACCTACGAACACCACAGATATGTAAACAACAATGACATTGTACCTCGGGTACCTTTTTGGATTATGGGTTTCCGTCACAGAGGCGAACTACACTACATTAACTACTATGGAAATATTCGTAAGATGACAGCATGGCAGACCATTAAAGATGGATGGCGTGGACGTTTGAGAGCGTGGAGCAAACTGGAACTGTTCGATGGTGCAAGAGATCACAGCATGGATTTGTACGAAGCAAAGATTGCTAAGAACTAGAAACTGTGTAAGTATTTAAAAAATTATTAAATATGTGTTCTACAACAAAAAATTGTGGAATATGTGAAGTATCATTGTACATGTCTTTGATTGGTTCAATATTAAACTGTTTCGTAAAAGTTAAAAAGTTATCTCTGACAAGCAAAAGATTTTTCATGTGCCTATCCATATAATCTTGTTTTTTAACAGTGTGATTTTCTAAAATACTGCGGTTAAGCTCTAATGCATATAAAACTCTTTTGCTTGGATGTTTTTCATATTGATAACTATGATCAATAATATCATTGAATACATCAAATCCAAGATTAGATAGTTCGTCTGCAATTCCATATCCACCGCAAAAAATAGGAAAACAACAGCCATACAATGCCATCAAATACTTTTCATCAATCATGCATGCCTTTGTCCAATAAGAAGGCTCAGTTATAATTGCAAAAGTACTGGAACAGAATTCAGGTTTTAAAATATGTTTCCATATAGAAATATTCCCTTCGTCGTTAAAATATGATCCTGGTTCATTTGATGAAGGATTATTCTTATAAGAAATAAATCTCTTTTCTAAAAATGTTTTTAGATATCCAAATTCAGTGAATCTAGTTAATTCAGATAACAATAAGTAATCTGCATCTTTTGGATCCCATCCTTGGGTGTAATTAAAGTTTATACTACTACCATGAGTACTTAACCATGAGCTTACAAGAATTCTGTTCTCTCTATGTTTGTTCATCATAACAAAACATGCTTGGTCGTCTGTACAATCTTTTGTATTGATGATCATGCTTTGCCACTCTTTACATGTGCTCAAGAAAAATAAAGGAACACAAGTAAAAGGGAAATCCATTGGCTCTGACCAATTTAGGTAATCAACTAGATATATATGACTAGCATTATAATTTTCTTTTTTAATAATATCATTAATGGGATTATATATTTGATCAACGTACTGTGTTTCTGTTTCGTTATCTCCAATTATTTTAAAATTTTTAATGGGAGGTATATGATCTTTTACTATGACTGCACCTTCATACAAATCTATATGTTGTGTATCATTAATGTATATAATTAACATCGTGTTATTATATATTCATTTTTTTTATAAATCAACCTATAACTGGTATAAATAAAACGTTGCATCTTGCAACACTTGGCACACAATAAAAGAATTTAGGCAAAAAGAGGCACACAATGAAGTTACCTAAGGACGCAACGGCTCAATTAGAACGATTACTAGGCAGATTCATAAGGCATATTCCGAACAATGCTGAATATCATAACAGGCTTATCGAAGAACTAGAGATTATTCTCAAACTTCGTTTCGTCGATTACTTCCTCACAATTTGCGATGTACTGACGCTAACCCGTGACATTACTCATATGACACGCGGTTCAGCAGGGTCTAGTCTCGTCTGTTACCTACTTGGTATTACAGACGTGGATCCCATAAGATGGCAAATACCGGTTGCACGTTTCCTAAATCCTTTGAGAGATGATTTACCAGATGTGGATATAGACTTTCCACATTGGCAACAGAACGCTGTAATGCAACGGATATTTGATAAATGGCCCGGCAAAAGTGCCAGGATCAGCAACTATGTTACCTATAAGGAGCGCGGTGCTCGCAGAGAAGCAGCACGACGTCTTGGCGCATCTGGTAAACTTCCTCGCAATTTCAAGTACGAAGATTTAGACATAGACAAGGAAGAAGCAATGAGAATCGAACGAAAACTAATAGGCAAAAAGAAGGCAATATCAAAACACTGCGGAGGTATACTTGTATTCGATCACAAGATACCAAAAAGTTTAATCAACGCAGACAACCAAATACTACTGGATAAAAATGAAGTAGAAGATTTAGAGCATTTAAAAATAGACATCCTTGCTAACAGAGGACTTAGTCAACTACTAGAAATAGATAGTGAGACACCACTGGAAGCATACCCCGAAGAGGACTTTGAAACAAGTCAGATGCTTTGCAGAGGAGAAGTTATCGGTGTAACACAAGCAGAGTCGCCAGCAATGCGCAGACTATTCCAAGCAATACAACCGCAGAGTAAATCAGACTGTGTGTTTGCTACTGCACTTATTAGACCTGTTGCTACCACAGGCAGACAAAAAGCAAGTTTTTTTCAAGACTGGACAGAACAAAGACTAGAGGATACTATTGTATATGAAGATGATGCTATTCGTAAAATAGCAAAACTTATCAACTGCGATATGTATGAAGCAGACATGTATCGTCGTGCGTTTGCAAAACGTGACGAACAAAAAGTTATGCAGTTCATGGAACGCATGGGCGAGAGTGAAAACAAAGAACAGATCATACAAGAACTATATGGGCTAGGCAGTTTTGGATTGTGCAGAGCACACGCTGTAAACTTGGGCAGACTTATATGGGCACTTGCATATCAAAAAGCACACAATCCTAAGGAGTTTTGGCGTGC